CTGCAACGGCAAAGTTTCGCGTTTTATCTTGTACAATCTTCTTTGCAATAACAATGCGTCCAGTTCTGCCATCTTTATTGTGAGAATATAGATTTGCTTGAAACGATCCTTTTCGAGTAGGATCTTTAGCAATAGAAGTGCGGGTGATGCTGACGATCGGAAGTTTAAGTGCTCCTCCATCATCCCGAAGAGACTTTTCGTGCTTAATCTGATACGATCTTTCTGGTGCTTGCCACAATACGGGGACTTTCGTGAACCCTTCATTTGTGCGAGCGGATAAGTCGAGATCATTCTTTAACCATGACGTAATCGCATAATCAATGCTTTCGATGCTAGATCCAAGCATTCCTATATCTTCTAGTGTTCCCTCTTTGAAATCAGGGGGAAGCATTGCAAAATCAAAATTTTCAGGTAGCATCGAATAGTCCCTTTCTTGCGCGGCGACAGCGGCCGGAAATCTCAAAACCATGCTCAACTTGACCAAACAGTTTTGTATCTTCGCTTAACTTAACTATCTCGTAATAATAATCTCCGTACAAAACAAAGTCACCTTCTCGAACATACATGTCCTGATCTTGTTCTAAACGACGTTTATGGAAGTGCACATTAATCTCCCAAGTCTTGTCAATACCTGCATCTGCTAAATAATCGGTGGAGAACTCTGTGAATTCAACCAGTGCGTAAATGCGGATTGGTGGGAGATACGTTTTTTCTATAGCCTCTCCATATAGATCATGAAAGTCAGTTCTTTCAATGTCAACGGGGTAATAGAGCAATTGCTGCCCGATGACCTTTTCAATTAACTCATCATTAACCTGTTTGACCAGATCACGCTCTTTTTTGCCAAAGAAAAGCGGAGGTGGTGGATTTTTAGGTCTGTTCCATTCGTTCGCCATTCACATTACCCCACAAATATCGGCAGTGGGGAATTCTTAAAGGTTGTGGCCACAGCCTCGGTCTTCTCGCTATCTTGTTTGGCGAGGGCGCCGTACTCCATCTCTTTCAACATCTCTACTAGCTTATCTTTAAGCGCTGTTTGTTCTTCTTTTGCCTGTGAGAGCAGTTCGCTGTGGTTTAGCGTTACACTATCCCCAGGAATAGGCATCGTGGTAAATTTACCTCGAATCTGCCCCAACATCTCTTTACAAAGCGCAAGACAGTACTTTCTAATCCACTGTTTACCCATGGAATTGATATTTTTATAAGGTAGGTTGCTGAATGGCAGTGTATTCACGTTATTGACGCCTTCAGTGCCGTCTACCATGTTTGAGTTACTATCCCATGCATCGGGCATGACATAAAACCTTAACCACATGCGATCCATGTCGGAAATATCCCAGTGGCCCGGAGTGGGGTAAAGTCTAAGTTTATTATCGATTAACTCATAAGCATAGTGTGATGTGCGAGTAAATAAGGAGTCTTCATACATAATCGCCTGCATCTTGTTCTGCCATGTCGGGATCACCTCAAAAGTAGAGTCATCTGCATACTGTCCGTATGTCGCCATGTTTCCCACGACGCCCATACCTCCATAATAGCCGTAAAACCTCCACATAGCCCTCGGAGACTTATAAAAGACCTTAGTGACATAGATGCGCTTGCCCTCCACGGACCCAGAGAATGGCACTGCTTTGCCGCGGTCATCATGGCCCGCAGCACTCGCACTATTGATAATTGATTGCACATCATAGTCTTGTTGTTGTGCTTTGGGTTTAAAGGACGCGGAGTATTCGGGTATAGTACCACCAAAACCGGCGACTGCGGATAAGCCATCGCCAACACGCTTGGCATAAGTCATCTGGAAGCGCGGGAAGCGCAGGGCGCTGCCTGACGGGCCAGTTTTTTGTTCACCTTGATGGTTAAACGTACCCGTGGTGTTTCCCAACGCGTCCGAAAGAATATTTTTGCCTTGGTGCAAGTTAAGAATATAAGAATATTCTAAGACTGCCTCTTCATAGGCCGCATAAACGTTCGAAGGGGTTAATTCGATGTCAACAACATCGCCACCAAGCTTTTTATAAACATATGCGACCTGTGTGGTGGCACCGCTTAAAAACTCGACGGATCCGGTATAAATACCAAATGGTACAGCGGCTGCGACCTTATCGGCGCTGCCTGTACTCGTTAAAACAACCGTGCTGGTGTTTGATTTCGGATTAAGCGGTGTTGGCACCTAAAAGCCCTCCTAGCAATAAATAGTAAAGACGCGTACAAAACTCAAATCAATGCGCAGAAACGTCTATTTTATGCGTTTGCGTCAATTGTCTTGGTTTTTGTGGTCTTTCTACGTGATTTACGAGTAGTGGCCTTCTTTTTAGTGGTGGTCTTCGTAGTTGGCTTAGGTGCAGCGGTTTTTGCCTTTAGCTTGGGAACAGTTGCTACTGTCTCCTCAACTGGGGTAGTTATAACTTCTTCAGCCACAACTTCTGGTGCTGTTTCGACTTTTGCAACCGTTTTAGGTGTGGGGGCTACAACTTTTATTACAGGCTCTTCAGCGACCGTATCCGGTGCGGCTAAAATTGCTCGCATTCTCGGGTGGTTGCTGTGTTTAGCTGCAAACTTTTTAGTTGCGGACAACATTCTTCTTTTCTTTCCCATGGGAACTCCTCTATGTTTAGTTCAATAGTAAATAGTTGATATCTCGCCTAAACGAAAAAAAAGGAAAATCTCAAAAAATGGGCGCCGAAAAAAATTTAGGAGATCGACATTTTCAAGAAAAACCCCCCAACCCAAAGGGGAAGGGGGGAGAAACATAAAGATATATTTTAATTATCAGCCAGTAACAGTAGGTACCTCATCTGCAGAGGCAGAAGCCACCCACTGAGAGTCACTTCCATCATCTTGTACACATGTCATGTATACTCTAGCACCGATTCCGGTCGTGGCGATTAGCGTTATAGTCTTGCCAGCTAGATCAACTGTCGGATATGGATTGTTACCATAGTGCACTATCTCGCATTGAAAGTCGTTGGTTCCGGATCCATTCAAGTTAAATACCACCGTTTTACCCGAACCGACTGCGGTAGTCACAAGAAATGAATAGTGTAGTCCCACATTCGATGAGTTGGGGCTCGGTAGATTAACTACAATATCCCCCGTGCCATCAATGTTAAAATGTGTTCCTCCTTGTCCCCGGGTCAACGTAGCTGTTACGTCTGACCCAGTATTTAATGTGCTATTATCCACTTTTTTGCGTGGTGCAGAAAGTTGATTTGCTGTGTTTTCGTTAATCAGGCTACGAATTCGTGCCCAACCTACTCTTTTGGTTCCCATAATATATTTCTCCTTATATGAATATTAATTAGGTCAATTAACGAAGAGATTTCTCCCCTCGCCTATAAGTAGTCCTCCCCAAAATGAAAGCCCCCGTCAAAAAACGGGGGCTTTGCATTATAGTAGGTTACTAAGCTATTGTTTAGCTAGTAGCGCCGGCTTCGCCGAGCATACCGCGTACAACAACAAGTCCATACATATCAGGACGAACCATCTTCTTCGCGTAACGAGTCATCACGCCCTTGCGAGGCACGAAGTCTTCTGGTCCGAAGATTGTAGGTGTGGTCTGCAGTGGCACGTACGGTGCGTACACGTATCCGCTTTCAAGGAAAGAGGAACCGCGACGACCAACGAGGATGATGTTGCGCAGGAAATACGGGTCAACAATGACATCAAACTTCTTGCTCAAGGAACCAACCTTGACTGAACCAATACTACCCTTATCGTCGTCAGCAGTGACGGAAGCACGGAATCCAGCGGTGAACTCAAGAACGTTAGCAACTTCAGGTCCGCAGACAATAAAGTTAGCTCCGCCGCGAAGAGTCTTGCGGTGAATCTGTGCAGACACATCATTGATGGTCTCAACGAGAGTCTCATACCACTCGGATACTGTACCGGTGAAGTCGGGAGCCGCAGAAGCAGCACCGATTTCAATGCCAGTGACCTTGTTCAAGAACAAGCCCGGTGAACGCGACCAGTAGTAGGTAGCAGCAGTTGCGCCATTAACAAGGTCACCAATGATCTCGCGATCAATCTCAAGAGCAATCTGCTCAGAGAGGATACTTGTAAGCTCAACCTCGGCATCAAGGTTGTGGTAGGCGTTAAGGTCTTGACCTAACTCCGGAGTCCACTTAGCCTTGAGCTTCTTGGTACTAGCGGTGACAGCCACGGAATCGACCTTGATGTCGATCTCTGGGATGTCAGCGTTGTTCTCAAGTCCCCACTCGGCAGCACCAACGACAGCACCAATGGCGCTAGCAGCGTTGAAGTTATCCCGAATTGGAACCTGAGCAACTGTGGTAGCGACAGTGATATCGGCGGCGGCCGAAACTGCGATATAGCAGTAACGAACAGCACCAGCGGCATCGGTGGTAGCAGCTTCATCGTTGTCGACAAGTTGAGTCAAGCGACGAATCTGGCGCCAGCCAGCAACACCCAGGGCAGTAGCAGTGGCTGCGGGAAGAACCGTGAAGGCACCAAGGTTGTCGAAGTCAGCGTCAGCAGTAGTGTAAGCTGCCTTACCAGTATCAACAACACAAACATTGTACGCCGTACCCGAGCCCGAAAGAGCAAGGATGTCAGGGTCGAAAGCAATGAGCTTCTTCTGTGCCTCTGTAGCTTTTGCTACATCGAACGTATCTTTTTCGACACCTGTGGATGCGGCTGCGGCGTTTGATACCGATCCGGTTGGGGAACCGTAAGCATAACCGCGAGCAGAAACGGTACGAGGACCAGAAAGGTCAATACCAGAAGCACTGAGCAGGTTAAGTCCGCCGGTCAACTGTGAACCAACCTTGTCGCCACCATAGATGGAGCCAGTGTTAGCAACGTTGCCGAAGCGACGGGTTTGGGCGCCCTCGGTTCCACCGAGATCTCCTGAGAACGTGAAGTCCAGGAAGAAGATGAGACCGCTTGGCAGACTCATCGGCTGAACACTAACAAGATCGTTAGCGATCAGACCCGCGAAGACACGGCGAACGATGGGGAATGCGACGGCAGCAAAGCCCTCAACATCTCCAGCGGCCATGGAAGAACCCTCACGGAGAAGCTCTTTTGCTTGATTTTCAAGCAAACGAGCCATAGCTTGGCGGGATCGGTCCTTATCTATTCCTTCGAGTAGACCAGTCTTCTCCCACTTACTTAATAGTGCGTGCCCTTCTGCACGCATATCTCGATTGACCATACCTTCGGTCAATCTCTCAACAATACCAGACATTTAAAATTACCTCCTTAAATTGTAATGATTATTTTATTCCAGCTAATCTTTTCATCCGTTCTTGTAATGGATCGGATGAAGGCGTCTCTTGACGAGAAGCCCTGATTGTAGAAGACCGACGACTGATTGCTTCGCTAAGTGATTGTGGGCTACGTTTTGGTGTGGCCGCCACTGTGCTTTGAAGTGTTTCAAAGATCGTCCTTGCTTCTGGGGCTGAACCGGCGTTGGAAATCGCTTCGACAATCTTATCTTTTTGTCGCTCATTTAGGGAGGTATTTCGTAAAATACGGTTCGTATAAAGCAAACGAGCATTTGAAAGATTTACGTCATGAAGACCTTCTTTCAATTCTTGCACCGCTTGCTTGTATTGTGTGTTTTGCTCATTGAGTTGCTTATTTTCGAAAACCAACTCTTCTTGAGCCTTCTTTAAAGTTTGTAAATCGTCTTGTAGATCGGTACTACGGCGGTGGGCGATTTCTTTTTCCATCTCCCACTTCATATCCTCTGAGGATCTGCCGGCCCAACCCTTGAGGGTGGCTCCCATATCTACGGTAAGTTTTTCTATGATGGCATCAGTAAGCGAATCAAGATCAAGCTCTTCTTTGATTCCTTCTTCTGAATCCAGCGCATCCACGTCCGCCTCTTCTGCGGCTGCGGAGCCGGCGAGTGCGGCGGCGCTGTCGTTCTCGTCTGAATCGGAATCGCCCTCTATCGCTTCATCTCCAGCCATGTCTAAGGTGGTAGTGGCAGCTTCGACGATCTCATCGTCCTCGTCATCGGCGCAATCATCGCCTTCTTCCGAAAGGATGTTAGCAATGTCGTCTGCTGTGATATCAAACTCTTGGTTCTCGTTTATTTCATCACCTAACGCAGCAACAGCCTCTTGGAGAGCGCCTAAATCAATAGTAACGTCTACTTGCTCGCCGGACTGGGGAAAGTCTTTCAAGTTCTTGCCCTCCAGATCAGAAAAATCATCGGTGGCTGCAAGAGGAATCTCATTATCCTCATCAATTGTGTCTTCGGTTCCAGACTCAGCAGGCTCTGCACCCAGATCAGGCATTTCGGCACCCAAATCGGGCTCTTCTCCACCCAGATCAGGCATTTCGCCACCCAATTCGTCTTGCTCCAGCAAGTTATCTAAGGTTTCTTTAACTTCTTGCGAGTATTTTTCAATAACCGCAGTTTCGGCGTTCTTTAAGGCTGCTTCGCGCAGTGCCTTGGCGTCGATGATAGCTTCGCTGAGCAAAGTAGACATAAATTGACTCCTAATATGACAATAGTTCACAAATAAGTAGTGCTAATGTGTGGCAAAACCCATTTTAATAAAGAGCGGGATAGCACAATCATGGTGTCATGTTATAAAAGTTGAGGACGGCCCACTCAAAGCCGCTTACTCCCGCGTACCCTAACATAGTCACAGCATCTCCTTGCTGTATGATAAAAGTTTGTTGTCCATCAATAAACTGATCGACTCCGGCAGACCCTGTAACTGTAATGTTGGCTGCCCCTGTGCTCTTCACGGTATAAGTTACGCCGCTAAGGGATGTGTTAATGAGCGGAAGTGTGGCAGTGGCGGGTGAGCCAGCATTGAAGACCACGACGTGATCTGCCGATGTTAATGTATAATCGGCTGTCTTAAAAGTGTACATAGAACGAACGGCGCCACTCAGATGCGTCACAGCTTCAATTTTCGTATTTACAGAAGAGGTCAGCGCGTTGGTGCCACCATCCAGTCTCAAGTACTCTGTAGCCGAGGTTCCGCCGGTTGTTACCTCAAAAGTCATGAAGCCAGCTTCACTAGTGTTGGTTGGCGATGATATTTTGGTAGTGATTTTGCCATATTGTGTGTCGGCAGAGGTGGAATCTTTTCCTAGAAAAGTGACACCCCCACAAAAATCACTAGCTTGTCCCGCGTTTCCTGCACGCGTATTGGTCAAATTAACAACCGCTCCATAGGCGTTGTTGGCGTTGTTTTGGGCTTCAATTATCGGAGAAGTCGAGTTTTCCACAACCATCTTGCCGGTAACGAGAACATCACCGCCGGCCGGGGTTAAAGTAATATCTCCATCAATAGCAAATGTAAGATCCGCAGCAGTAGCATTATCATCGACTGTCGTGATGGTGGTGGCGCCGTGAGTGGTGGTTTGAATCTGGAAGTAATCGCCGTTATCGGCTGAACTTTCAATTCTAAGATCAACGTTATTGGGTCCATCCTCAATGTCAAGCTGGATTCCGTAGTTGAAGTCGCCGCCTCCAGCTTCAAATCTTGCTGCTTGGACGAGGCTGCCGCCGTTTGTTCCGCCTTGTGCATTAATGTGCGCGCCATATACATAGGTGGTGCCGGCATCAGCAGCGTGCGTAAGCGTTGGAGTAACATGTAAACCATACATGATGTTGGTGCCGTTGGTGGCTGTCGTATTATCCATGTCAAGTTGAATACCATACATGGTGTTGTCTGTCGTGGTTGCGCCGGTTTTATCCCAATCTATATCTAAACCGACTACTGAAGCTTCAGCGGTGTCTGAGTAATTCTTGTCTATTTTTACTCCTGTGACACCACCATCTGACTGAACACCCAGGGCTGTTGCGGCAATTGCTGCGGCATTATTCTGAATTATGAGTGCGGTATTTCTTGTTCCCGTATCTGCTGAATTGTCATCAACATGAACAGCGTTACCAGTTGTTAAACCATCTGCGCCAATAGCAAGCACTCTTGCTGTTGTTACATCGTTTGCCGTTATATTAACTACGTTTGCGGTAATATTGCCAGCATTAATATCGAGGCATTGTTGGTCTGTGTCATTGCTATTTAGTTGTACAAGAGGCACCCCAAAGGCGCCCGCAGAAGCATTATTTTTAACTTCCAGTGTTGCGCCGGGAGAACCTGTGTTGTCGCCGATGCTCATCCTATTAGAAGAGCCCTCAATAAAAAGCATATGGGATTCGTCGTCAGTTGCAACTCTAAAGTCAACGTCAGCCCCCCCATCGTTGAAGACGACCTCATCGCCGGCGACAGCCTCAACGATGATCTTCCCGTCAGCATCTAACGTAAGATTCGCCACCGCGGCATCGGCATCGTTAGTACTCAGCGTTGTCGCTCCGGCTGCGCCGACCGAGATCTTGAACTGATCGAGGATATTGTCCGGCGATCGTGCTATAATATGAGTCCCGTCATTGGGTACAGTGATATCAACCCCGGTGTTAGTGTCGGCACCAGCCAGAACTATAGCCACACCTTTCATCGACTGTGTGCCCGATGTTCCACCAGTCATTCTGCAATCTATTCCAGTTGAATTAAGGGTACCAACGTGGGTGGGCGAGTCTTGGTTAAAATTAATGGCGATAGCGTCATGAATTGCCGTTTGGCCTGATGCAACTATGCCAGTTACATCATAGTCAACAAGCAAACCCTGCGGATCGGTTGTGTAATTGCCTATGCTGGTAGTGCCAGTATAATTTCTGTCAATTGTTATAGCTGGTATAGCGGTGTTAGAAGCATTTGCCGTCGTTAAAGTATTGCCATCAAATGTCAGATTAGCTTCTCCGTTAATGGAGTTTGCTCCCGCCGAGGTCAAAACATAATTATCGGTTGCATTAGTATAAGTGGTTACTAAGCCGCCTGCCGCCCCATTGGCCGCGGCAGTTATTCGCCCCTGTGAATCTACGGTTATATCTGCCGCAGTATAGCTTCCCGCCGAAACTGCGGTGTTATCTAAAGCAAGCGTGACAGTATCAGTGGCAGCGGCTGTTGAAGTAAGCCCGGTTCCGCCGGCCACGGTGAGAGTGTTCCCATTATCGATGGTCTGGGAAGAGCCACCATCGGCTGCTAATGTAAAGGATGGGGTAGCACTAGCGGCTGAAGTGAGTCGTCCTTGCGCATCAACAGTTATGGCTGAAAAGGTATATGAGCCTGCACTCACTGCAGTATTATCGAGCGCGACCGTGACCGTATCTGTGGCGGCGGCGACTGTCGTAAGACCAGTTCCGCCGGCCACGGTGAGAGTGTTCCCATTATCAACTGTTTGTGTTCCGCTGTCGCCGGCTAAAGTAAACGAAGGTGTGGCGCTTGCAGCTGAGGTAAGACGACCTTGAGCATCTACCGTTATGGCTGAAAAGGTATACGAGCCTGCACTAACTGCAGTGTTATCCAATGCAACCGTAACGGTATCCGTTGCAGCAGCGGTCGAGGTCAGCCCTGTGCCGCCCGCAATTGTAACAGTGTTGGTGTTGGCGATCGTTTGGCTAGATCCGCCATCGCCGGCCAGTGTCCATGAATCCATTAGGGTCGAACCCCATACGCGGGAGTCAATCTCATCCGTTAACAACGTACTTCCATTGTAAATTACAACAGTGTTATCTGTTCCGGCTGCTACGTTCGGAATGTTGACCGTAGAGGCGGAAATCGTTACACTGGTTTGGCTGGCTGTGAGAGTGGGAGTTAAGATTCCAGCGCTGGCTGTGATGGCAGGAACCGATAACGCGTTACTGGCAAACGTCATTGAGTTTGAACCAGCAAATGCACCTCCGTTATTAAACTGAATCTGGGTGGTGGCGCCAGCAGCGGCCACACCAGCGGCGGGGATCCCCGTAATTCCAGCGCCATCTCCAGTAAAGGCGCCTGCACGGATTCCAGCTGAAGCCGAAAGGCTACCGGAAATCGTAAGGGTGTAGTTGGGGACATTGGTTCCAATGCCGACATTACCATCAGAATCAAAGCGCATTATCTCCGTGTTGGTGCCCTTACCTTTGAAAATCATAGCTTGGACAACGGGTGACTCTGCATCCCAAACTATACTGGCCTTCGTGGCGGTATCTTCTTTGAAGAGGATTCTCGCCTCTTGATTGCCGGGCATATCAAAAATCAGCGATGGTGCTCCAGACGTGCTTTCAATCTCAAGTCCGCTGTTACCTGCACCTACAATATGTAATGGTTCATCGGGACTAGTTGTTCCAACGCCAACACTACCGGCATAAAGTCCAGACGAAGCCGAAAAGATGGCTGAAGCTGTGATGGCTGACGCGGAAACAATAAGGCGCTGGATGTTGTTCGTCTTAAGCGCAATGAGATCGTCTTCGAAATCAATCTGGGTTTCTGCGGGATCTCCGTCGTAATGAATATCCCCGAAGTTCTGTGTGCCTTTACTGCTATTATAAGCCATTGTGTTATGTTTCCTTTATATTAATTAGTCTCAGGATCCTTTAGTCCCTATTATCCACCAGTTCTCTCCATCTGACTGCAGACTTCGAGATGCATAATTAGTTGTGAGAATAATTTCATCGTTGATATCAATTGTACCTTCGGTGGTTTTGATGCGAATTGGATATGATCGGAGATTGTATTTGTCTGTGTTGACTTTCTTTATATTTAAAACACGTCCTATGTTATTACACGCGGGGGGCAACGTAATAGTCATGGGATGTTTCACTGAATCACATATGATGGTGTAATCGGTGGGACCAACTTCATAAGTTTTAGAAGTGATTTTTGAAATATTCTGGATCACTGCGCCGGAACACTTCAGTTCCCCTTCAATAAGGGCTGCTGTGGCTATTACTTTGCCCTCAACCTTCAGAGCCTCTTTGTCGGTGCAGTAGGATAATTTAGGGGAGGAGGAAAAGCCGCGCTTGCCTTTAAATTGAATTTCAGAGGGGGCGCCAGCGGGGTGCGGTATTTTATTGCTTACGTAATTGTCGTATAAGTTAGAAAGAGTAGTGTGCCAAATACCTATACGATCGGCGT